ATATTTATAGGAGGTATAAGTTATGAAGTATGACAACATTATTGATACAACATTAATTGCTATTGGTACGGTTTTAGGTATTTCACAAATAGAAAGTATACTAGGTATTATAATTATTTCAATACAAATTTTATGGATTTTATTTAAACTATGCTATAATGTTTATAAATCAATTAAAGATAAAAAGTATGAAAAAGTTAAACAAGAAGTTGACAAGGCTATTGATGAATTAGAAAATCTTAAAAAAGAAGGTGGTGACTAATGGGTAGGAAAAAAGAGTATGATTTTATAGGAGGTATGGGCTACACTTTTATTAATTCTAATGTTTATGATTTTAAAAATAAACAAGTATGCGTTAGAAATAATATGCAATATATGTTTTCTAAAACTTCTAGAATGTTTAAGTATGAAAATTTACCTAAAACTATTGATAAACGATTACTTGAATTGTGGTTACAATCAATTGGTTATCTTTGTTGTTTCAAGGCTAAAACTTTATCAAATGGAATGTTACAACCCTTAACTGAAGACTTGAAAGGTGAAGGCGATTTGTATATATGCTTTGGTGCGTGGGGCGGTGAACTTGACGGCAACTATCTACCAAAACAATTTATTATTGCAAATCCTGTATATGGAAGTTTTACACTTGAAGTTGGTAAGAATTGTGTTATTATCAAAAATGATAGTACTTTAATTGGCTTAACACCATTGTGTAGACGATATGCAACAGCTTTAACTGAAACTGAATTGTCTTTAAAAATATCAAGTGTGTTAACAAGATTAATGACAATTGTTGCAACAAGTGATAAGAGTACAAAAGAAAGTTACGAAGTGATGATAAAGAAACTTGAAGAAGGTGATTTGTTAAGTGTTTTTTCATCACAAGCACTTATGGACGAAGAAGTTATTAAAAGCCTTTTCAATGGGCAAAATAACAATCAATCAATTACACAATTAATTGAGTTACTTCAATACTATAAAGCAAGTTGGTTTAATGAATTGGGCTTAAATGCCAATTATAATATGAAGAGAGAAAGTCTTAATAGTAGTGAAAGTCAATTAAATGATGACGCTTTGTTACCTTTTGTAGATGATATGTTATTGAGTCGTCAAGAAAGTTTTGACAAAGTCAATGAAATGTTTGGCACAGATATTCAAGTTGATTTAGGCTTATCTTGGAAACTTAAAAAAGATGAAATGATACAAGAAGTTGAAAATAAGGAGGTTGATAAAGATGAGTTGCGAAGTACTGAACCGACCGACACTAATAGAAACAATGCCGAATAGTTTTAAGCAAGATTTTAAAGGTTTTATTTACTATTTAAAACAAACTTTAACTGAAAGGCAAGTTGATATACCCTTATTTTTACAAAGTGATGAAACTAATGAAATGCTTGACGTATCATTAATTTATCAAAAGTGTGGTTATAAAATCATCGCTAAAATTGTTGAAATATTTCTCAATGAAAACAACCAATTAGACGTAGAGAAAATTAAAAGTCTGTCATATATGATTTATATAAAAAATATTGCAAATTGGAATAATATTTTTGAAAGTTTAACAACTAAATATAATATTTTAGATAGTAAGAAAGAAACTAAAACACGCACACCTAATTTGCAACACAATGATACAAGAAATATCAAAAGTAAAGTTACTAATGTGAATAAAGTTAGTGGCTACAATAGCGAAGACTTTACAAACTTGAATGAATCAATCAATAGTGGTGAAATGAATGACAACGAAGAAACACGAACCACAAAAGAAACAGGAAATGAAACAATTGAATCTAGTGGTAGTGATATACCTTCTCAAGATTTAATCTTAAAAGAATTAGACTTAAGAACGATGAATAATTTTTATGATATTATTCTTAAGTCATTTGATGATTATCTAACTTTAAAAATTTGGCTATAAGGAGGTTTTAAGAATGTTAAAAAAAGGTGGTTATTTAATTATAGATCTAAAAAATTATGATTTATTAACAACAGTTGAGGGCACTAGCTCTTTACCAATAAAATACTGTAAAGAATTAATTAAATTGTTAGACCAAAATTTTAACAAACAAGTTTTAATCAGTGGTATAACAATTAATAAAATTGAAAAAAATGATTGTATAACAAATATTCATTATTATGACGGTTATTATAATTTTACTTTATATGGTTTAAGTTTTAAACTTAATGAAAGAGGTTTAAAACCTTCAAATACTGCTATTAGCGATTATAAAGAATATGAAACACCATTAACAAGTAGTACTAATAATGTTAAAATTAGTGTTAGTGACTTTCCGCATAATAGAAATATTTATGTATTAAGGCGTCTACATAAAACTACTGATACAAACTCCGACACTTATGCGGGTGCATATATACCAATTATTACTAATAAAAGTTATGTAATTCAACAATCAGGAAATTTAGTTTTGGCAGTTGAAGTGCAAGAAGATTATTTTATACTCGCTGTAAATGGGGAGTTATCAAATCTTGAAGTATACATTAAACTATATTATATAGAGTAAAGGAGGAATTTAAAATATGAAAATTACACAAGTTTATGAATTAGTCAATAATATGACAAAAGAGGTATTAGGTGAAACCGAAGTACTTCAAGAAGACCTTTCCAATGTAGTAGATATTGGAGGTAAATTACAAGAGAAATTAGGTGTAGACAACTACTGTAATGAATTAGCAAATAGAATTGGACGTACAATCTTTGTTAATCGTCCATACAGTGGCGAACTACAAACTATCTTAAAAGATTATTGGGAATATGGCTCAATCCTTGCAAAAGTACGTGGTGAAATCCCTGAAGCAATTGAAAATGAAAGTTGGGAATTAGTCGACGGTGCAAGTTATGACCCTCACGTTTACAAGAAACCAAAAGTTTATGAAAAGTTTTACAATCAAGCAAGTACTTTCCAAATTCAAGTATCAATTACTACACTTCAAGTACAAGAAAGTTTAAAAAGTCCTGAAGATTATGTTAAGTTTATTTCAATGATTGAAGGTAACGTTCAATTATCAATGGAAATTAAAATTGAAGAATTAGCAAAACGTTGTGTTAATAACTTTATTGGTGAAACTTTATTTGACGCTTACAAGAGTGGCACAACTTTTACAGGTGTAGGTAACACACGTGCAATCAATTTATTTGCAAGATATAAGGCTTTACACCCTGATACAACATTAACAGTTGCGACGGCTTTACAAGATAAAGAATTTATTAGATATTGTGTTGAAGTTATGACTTTAACAATGAACCGTATGAAAGCCGTTTCTAAATTATACAATATCGAAGGAACAACAAAACATACACCAAAAGACTATTTACATGTCGTTTTACTTAATGATTTTGAAAGTGCAACACAAGTATACTTACAAAGTGATACTTACCACAATGAACTTGTTTCTTTACCAAAACATGAAACTATTTCATATTGGCAAGGTAGTGGCACCGATTTTGCTTTTGACAGTGTTTCAAAAATTAATGTTATAACTGCAAAATCTAACAATGTTACCGCAAGTGGTATTTTAGGTGTTATGTTTGATGATGAGGCTTTAGGTATTTTACAACCACGTAGAGAAGTAACAACTATGAATACACCTAACGCACAATTTATGAACTATTGGCACAAATTTACTTCAAGATATTTCAATGATTTAGCGGAAAATTTTGTAGTATTCTTTATTGCTTAATTTTGAGTGGTGGAATACACCACTCTTTATTTTTATACAAAGGAGGAATTTTAAATGTTTATAAATGGAAGATATCGACTTAAAGATACTTTTAAACTTTTAGTCGACGAACAAGTAACTAATATTGAAGTAAGTGTTAATTTTGAAGATTGTGCACACGTTCAATATATCGGTATGCAACTATTAAAGCAAGAATTGCAATATAAAAGAAAAAGCGACGGAATTTATATAACGGCTTATTTGCAAGACGGTGGTTGGCAAAAACTAGATTATCAAGACTTAAACTTTGATTGGTACAATCAAGAAATTAGCGATACATTTTTTAATTATTTTTATTCAAGCGTTGAATTTGTTGGTATTGATTATGTCTTGAATGGTGGTACACTAGATGAAACATTGTCTAATCCATTTTTTAAACCACTAGGACAAATGATATCGTATGGTGATTTTCTAACAAGTACAAAAGTGGGTTATGATTTTGAATATTGGCAATTACCTTCCTTTGAGGATGTAAGTATTTTATATGGTAGTAATATTTTTGAACCTATACAGGTAACGGCTATTTTTAAGAAACAACAAGTTAAAATTACTTATATCACAAAAGGTGGAATTGTTAAAGAAATTTACCCTAATGACTTTGTGTTTGTTAATTATGGAAGTAAAGTAACTAGCGATTATGATTATAATTGTATTAAAGAAGGCTATAAATTTTTATATTGGAGTCTTGAAGAAGGTGGCGACCCTTATATATTTGGCGAACAAATTATTGAAGATGATATACTATTATATGCAAATTATAATATTCAAAGTTATACCATTAATTTTGATATGCAAGGAGGAACACCGCAAGAACCTTCACAAACAAGACAATATAATCAATTGGTTAGTAAACCCGTATACACCCCTACCAAAGAAGGTTATACATTTATTGGTTGGAGTAAATCAAACATTATGTATATTGCTTATGATTTCAACACACCTGTAACACACGATTTAATTTTATATTCATATTGGAGGGCACCCTCGACTAAAGCAACTTTTTATCAAAATAATGCGGAAGATAGTAAAGTTAATAAAGAAAATGAGTTAGTTAAAATTTATGAATGTAATATAATTTTTAAAGATAGCACTTCAATTTTGAACCCTATTATTAAAATTGTTTATAATGAACTTCCAATTTTTAATTATTGTTATATAAACACTTTAAATAGATATTATTATATTACTAATATTGTATTAACACCTAATAATCTTTATGTTCTTTATTTATCATGTGATGAGTTAATGAGTTTTAAAAACGAAATTGGAAATTTAGAAGGTTTAATTGCAAGAAATGAATTTGAATTTGACCCTAATTTGACTGATAATGAATTAGTAATTGATAATACTTCACAACTTGCTTTGGTTGAAAATTTAACGCCACAAAACAATCCTTTTAAGCAAACAGTAAGTACACCTTTTATAATTTCTACAATGTCTACTAGTGGTGTACAAGGTGCAGATAATTTAAAATCGTGGGAGCAAACTTCATTTAATAAAAAATTTGCGGGTAATATTAATACTATAACTAGACTTTGCAATAAGTGTACTCAATTAGATACGGCTGTAATAGGTGCATTTTTTCAAAATCCTAATGACTATATATCATCAATTATGCTATACCCTTTTGAAGTTAATAAATTTTTTAGAAGCCGTGATTATTTTGAAAAAATAGTAATTGGAAAAACTGATTTTGAACTTGAAAATTATTATTTGTCAAATCCTCATAATAGTATTAATATTGCTAATTTTAAAATTGAACCTTATTTTAACAATTATTTAGATTATCAATCATCATATAAGATATATATCCCTTTCTTTGGTTATTTTCAAATATCACCTCAAGTGTTTATGAATTATTACATTAAAATTGATTTGTCTATTGATTTTGACAACGGACAAGGATTATTACTAATTAAGCGTGGTAATTCAATTACTGATAATTCAAACGATATACTTATTAGTACTCAAAAAAGTACTTGCGGTATTAAAATACCTATTGGAAGCGACGGCGTCAATAAAACAGTGCAAGATTTATTAATGAATTCTATGAGGGCTGTTTTAAGTGAAACGGCGTCTATTGCTTCAACCGCTATTACAGGTAACCCTATATTTGCGGTGTTAGGTTCAACAAGAACCGCCTCAAGTTTATTGTTAAATAGTACAAGTGCAATGCTTGCTTCTAATGCGGTTAAAGGTGAAACAAGTGGCAATGTAAATGATTTGGCTATGCCTTTTGAAATTTACATGTTAGTAACTCGTCCTGTCGTTTCTAATTCTCAAGAAAACTATAAAAAATTATTAGGATTACCACTTAATAAAACTAGATTACTTAAGAACATGAAAGGCTATACACAAGTTAAAGAAGTCCACATTGAGAATTTATCAACGGCAACACAAGAAGAAAAAAATAAAATATATGAAATGTTAATTAATGGGGTTATACTGTGATGAAACCTAAATATTATCGTTTAACTAGAATTAGAGAAAAAAGCAAAGAAGTTGGAGGTTGTAAATATTTTGTTATTTTTGGTGAACGTTCAAACGGCAAATCATTTAGTGTATTAGAGTTAATACTTCAAAGATATGTTGAAAGCGGTTATAAAGATGAAGGAGCAATCTTGCGTCGTATGCTTGAAGATTTTAGAGGTAAACGTGGAGCAAGAACCTTTGAAAATTTAGTTAATGAAGGTAGAGTAAAAGATATCACTAAAGGTAAATTTTCAAAAATTGTTTACAAATCTTCAATGTGGTTTTTAGCAAATTTTGATGAAACTTTAAATAGTGACGTGCTAGACAAAAAACCTTTTTGTTATGCGTTTTCTTTAGCGTCAATGGAACACGATAAATCGGCAAGTTTTCCAAATGTTACAACAATTTTATTTGATGAGTTTATATCAAGAAATGGTTATTTAGAAGACGAATTTGTATTATTTACGAATACTTTATCAACTATTATTAGATTACGTGAAAATGTTGAAATATACATGTGTGGTAACTCAATAAACCCTTATAACCCTTATTTCGGTGAAATGGGTTTAACTAGAGCCAAAAGGATGAAACCGGGCGATATTGATATTTACAGTTATGGTAATAGTAAATTAAAAGTTGCGGTTGAATTTGCCGACGGTATCGGAAAAAATAAGAAAAGTAATGTTTATTTTGCTTTTGATAATCCTAAATTAAATATGATTACAGGTGAAGGCAATACATGGGAAATTGGAATATACCCTCATTTACCTTACAAATATAAATTTGAAGATATATTATTTATTTACTATATTAAGTTTGAAGGAGAAACGTTGCAATGTGAAATTATTAGAGATGATGAACATAAATGTGTATATACATATATACATAAAAAAACAACACCAATAAGAAAAGAACAGGAAACAGTTATTTATTCTCTTGAGTTTAACCCTTCACCAAAATATAGACGTCGAATAAATATGCCTGTCACAAAACTTGAAGAAAAAATTGTATGGTTTTTTAAACTAGATAAAGTCTTTTATCAAGACAACATGATTGGTGAAATAGTACGCAACTATTTAATGGCTTGCGGATTTCCGGTAAAATGAAAATAAAGTGTAAGTTAAACATACTTACACTTTAAATTTTTATATACTTAATACCTTTTAAATAGTCTAAAAATTGTTGACTTATTGAAAGTGAGTATGTAGTACTTTCTAAATGTATGCCTGCAAACTCATGATAATAACCTAATTTACCCGTATAATCTTTTACACAACCTTCATATTCAAAATCTAAATATGTATGTGTTTGCTTACCTGTTGCGTCTTTAGGAAATTCTAACTCGTTTTCAAAAGCATTAAAAACTTTATCAACTTGTTTAATATCATCATTTGCAAAATGTTTTAGCAACCACGGTGTTGCGGTTTTTTTATTTACGCCACTTATGGTTAAAGTTAGTTTATCATTTTTTAAATACATATAACGTTTTGCACCTAAAGTCTTAAATTTATCATATATGCCTTCATCATCCCATACACCTAATATTTTTTCAACACCTTTAATTGTTTTTGGTTTGTAAGCCTCGTAAGGTATTTTATGATAGTCTAGGGCTTTTTGAAGTTTATAGATTAGTCTATTGTTATACAATTCAAAAAATTGTTTATGCTTATCATAATTAATAAATTTAAGAGAGTCGGTATCACTATAAATATAATCTTCTTTTAATTCAAAAATACCACTCCAAAGATTTGCACGTGCATATGCGGTAACAAAAACGCCCCATGGATAGAAAAGAAACCTATTTCTTGATTTATTATATTTTGCTATAATTTTATCAATATTTTCAGGCGTGTTTTTTTCTTTATGCCACCCTTCCATATCATAAATTATTTCATCACGAACTATATCAGTAACACAACAACCATATGCCGAATTAATCATCCCTTTAGATGATAAGTATTCAACTTCTTTTCCCTCGACGTCCTTTAGGGTTGTTTTATCGCTATAAAGTTTTAAAATTGATTTTACAAAATCAGTTGGTAAATACCCTTTTTGATAGTAATAAAATCTTCCTATTCTAAATGATGAAAAAGAATATGTTCGTTTTATAATCTCCCAATCAATGTTAGTTATTGATATTATTAAACGTTTTGCGGAAACAATGCGTCCATTATTTTCAAGTTGATTTTCAAGACTTCTACATTTTGACGACGAGATATAATTTTCATAGTAAATTAGGCTTTCAACGTCATTTAATTCAACGTCGAACACACAACAATAATTGCGTACTTTTTCTTCAAATTCTTGTCTAGTTATATGATTTATTTGTATACCTTTACTCATCGGAAATTTCTCGGCAATCATTACAGTAGGGTATGCGGAAGTTTCGTCAAAACTTCTAACATTATTATACACCTTACCACAATTCATTGCATTCGCATGCGTAAAACCACCCATAAAAGAAGTTTTTAGTAAGTCATATTCATCAGTGGTTAGAGTTAATTTTTGCATTAAAGCATAATATTTGCGTGTTTTATCTTTGCTAGCCTTTTTATCGCCTACTACCTTATAACAAGCCTTGCGACAATAATTACGTACATATCCTGTTTTGGTAAGGGGTATTTTTGTAATATCGCCGTCATTTGTAATTGTTTCATCAATATAATACAAAATAATTAAAACGTCATGAATACAATAATCTAACTCTTCTTGCGTAAGTGGTGTTGTTGAATGACGTATTTTTGAATAATCTAAATCACCTACTAATTTTTCAATTTTATGTTTTGTTAGATTTTTGGCAACAACACTTAAAGAATAACCGCTTAATTGATAACTACAACGATATTCAACGCCGTCAGTTGTAATAGCCTTTAATACTTTTCTTTCTTCAATCGCAAACACTTTATCAAAGGTGTGATAACCTCTTATAAATTGAAAATCAAAAGCAAGGTTGTGAACGTAAATTAATAAATTAATAGCGTTTGTATCAAAAATATTAGTTATCATCTTATATAATTCTTGATATTCTTCAAGTTTTCTTCCAATTATAATTAAAGTATCACCATTTGAATATATACCAAAAGTCCACTCATATACAATACCTCTTTTTACATAGTCTTTAATTTCATTTTTATTTATTTTATCTAAAGATAAAGAAGTTTTACCCGTTTTTAAATTTTGATAAAAAGAGGAAGTTTCAGTGTCAAAACCGCAAGCAAAATTATAGTAGTATTTTTTACCTTTCTTACTTATTTTTGCTTTAGATTTTATACGTTGTAAAACCTCCTCAATTTTTGATTTATCAGTTGAAAAAAACTGAATTTCCACTTAAACGCTTTAAATCTTGACGTTCAACTTCTTGTTCTTCTTGATATTTTTTATCATATATATTATTTAATCTATTCATATACCATTCCGCATTATGCCTTTTATCATTTCTTGAAAACATTATTGCAATATCTTTTTGTACTTGATTACTATCAAAAGCATTTCTCAATTCTTGAAGTCTATTATGAATTTCCCAAAATTTGTCTTTCATTGATTGGCTAGAGTCATTATAAGACCATGTTATTTCATGATTTATATCTAACTCGGCTAGACGCTTATCAACACCTGTTAATATTTCTTTCATCCCAATCCATGTTGAACTTTTAAGATTCATAATATTATAAGCGGTTGTGATTTGTTTTAACATTTGATTACGTGTCATTTTTTCTAACTCTTTTGAAGTCGTATATTTAACACCGCTTTTTAATGATTGTTGGTATAAATTAAATGCCCTTGATTGCGAACTATACCCTTTAGTTTGTAATGTTTTCATTCTTCTATTCATATTTCGTGATAAGACTTTTGAAGTTTGTATTAAGTCTTCTTTTGTCATTTTTGACAAATCAGTGTAGTCAAGGCTAAGTATCTTTTTTAATGTAAGATTTTTTGCCATAAAGAATTACCTCTTAAAAAGGTAATTTATCATTTTGTTTTGCAAAATCTTCTAAAGTGTTTGACTTCCATTCTTCTTGTTGCATATCACTCCAATTATTAATAACTAGTGTTAAAATTTCAATTTTCTTTTCTTTATCATATTTTTTAGAAATGAAATAATCATTTGGTTTTAAATCGATTGTAATAGGAAATGATAAATCTTTCTTTAACATTTCTTTATTAAATAATTCTTTATCTTCTTTGTAAAAGCCAATATTAAAATAATGAGCGGTGTTTGTTTTTGTGTCTTCTTTTCTTAAAATGCCTTTTAGAACGGGAAATTTATTTCCGTCTTTCTTTGAAATATACTTTTTTTCATAAATAAAAATTCTCATGTGTTTTTTCTCTTTCTCTCACTATGGTAGGTAGCACCAATTTTAATTTTAAGGTTTTTATTTTTAATTGCTAAGCCTTGTAAACAATGTCAAAATCTCTACAACGATAATAGCCGTATACTTTCATTAAGTAGTCTAATTCTTTTACTCGAATATTTGTTAAACTATCTAATTCAATTTTATGTAGTATTGGCTTAATGTAATTTCTTTCATCTTCCGTGATATTTTCACTAGGTGTTAAGCATTTTACTTTACCACGACGGATTGCTTTTATCATTTCTTGTCGTGAGTGAAAATGTAATTCTACTTCGTAAATATCGTTTTTATATACATATAGCATTGTTTTTACCTCCTTTCTTAATATTCACCGATTTTTATTTTATAATTAACATACAAAATTAATCGTTTTAATTTATAGGTTTCATAATCAGTTTCTTTTTTAAAATTTTCATAACCTTTAATGAACCTTTTAATTAATTCATTAACATTTTTTTGTTGCTTTAATATTATTAATACTACTTTACCATACTTATCAACCACTAGAAAATCATTGTATAAACCCCTAAATTTTGAATGTACTTTCCCTTGCATGTATGTATAATAATCAATCATAAATCTATTATATTTATCAGTTAATATTAAGTATAAATCTTTACTTATTTTTCTACATGGCACAAGTTTATCAATTAATAAACCATTTTCAATAATAAATAAATTATTTTTCCTTTTCTTTTTCATTTATTCAACCACGTCAAAATAATATTTTTTTAAATTCTCTTCGCCAATAGTGTCAATTGCTTTTTGGCAATCTTCTCTAGTTTTAAAATATATGTTAAATGGTAATTCTTTAACAATTGAATGTTTATTAATCATTATATTATTATAACAAGTACTATAATATATTACATATTTGTCTGAATTACTATCATTAAAGTCAATATTTGATAATTCTTTTAACGTATTAATAATTTGCAATTTTTTTATCATTTTTTCGGCCTCTTCTTCAGTTTTAAAAACATTACCAATACGTATACGCAAATCATCATCATCATAATTACTACAATAATAGTCCCAATCAACCGCAACACTTGAATTAATATAATAATATTTCTCATCATCTTCAGGTTTCCATATTGGTTTCTTACTATCATAACTGATATACTCCCAATCACTAGCAAGCAAATCGCCTATATAACCTTTAAATACTTCTTCAGGTTCTTTTTTGATGCCATTATTAAAAGCAACTAAACAACCATTAACTACTCCAAAAGCTATACCGCTTTTTTTATCTCTTGTGATTAAACCTCCTTTCTTTAAATATTCTTCATCAATATCAAAAAATTTCATATTTTTTCCTTTCTCGCTCTCTATTTTAAGGGCTTGCGACCTTCATTATGATAATGGCTAGATTAAGAAAGGCGTTAAGCCTTTTGAATACTCATTATAGTATCATAATGTAAAACACCAATATAATAATCAATCATATCATGATACGTATCATAATTTAAAGACAACATTACTACATTATTTGCATATGTATATATTTCATCTTCATCATCATTAAAAGCATGCATAAATACAACTGTATCTTTAGTTTCATAATTTTGTAATACTAAACATTCTTTACTATTCATTGTTTTCACCTCCTTTATTTATCAACTACCCAATAACCATACACACACCTATTACCGTCACGCGTACAATCGTATATATCATATAATACACCATTTTTAACACACGATAAATGATGTGATAATTTAACTATTAATACACCTTTTGGCAACTCTTCTTTGCATAAATGTACTTTACAACCTTGACCTATTTTCATTGTTGGAACCCATTTTAAACCTAATATCTCTTCAATATATTTATGTGTATTTTTATTTGATACACCATTTCTAGGCGATGCACCTTGCATACTTTGTATTGCTTTGTATACTATTTGATAATCACTATTAGTTGCATTACAAATAGCCCTTACAACACAATCACCTACAATACCCTTATAATACTTACTTCTTCCACCGTCGCTATAAATAAATTTCATATAATAACCTCCTTTATTTTGTATATAAATATTATACCATAATTATATTCATTTACCAATAAATTTAGAAAGACTTGAGAAAAAGAGTGACTTTTTTGTCACATAAATAAAAAGAAGGAACTATACAAATACATATTCCTTCTTAATAACAACTTCTTCTTTATTTTTATATTTACTAACTTCACAAGCTTTCTTCAAACTAAGACTTTTTTTAATATCTAGTATTCTTTGATTTTTAGAACCTCTAAAAATAACATCGAAACTTTTTTCTTCCAATATAAATTTTCCATCAACTAAGACATCAATAGTATTTAGAAGTTCTAATAGTTTTTTATTACTTCTAGTCATAATAAGTAATTGTTCAAAAGTAAATCCAGTATAACACCATATATTCATGCCCTTACTTTTAATATATTTAGCAAGAGACAAAACAGCATCAACCTGAAATAAAGGATCTCCTCCTGAAAAAGTAATACCATCATG